GCGATTTGGATCAAGCAGACTCCTCACAGCTTGTTGATGGTTATTATAGCGCCGGATTGAGAGCGAATAGGCAATGCGTTTAAAAGACGTGCTTGACGGATAGCTCATATGTTCTTATACTGGATTTTGTGGGCGTCATCTTTTTGCCGGGCGCGGTGTTTTTCTGGTAGACCTCCTCAAAGTATATGCGCGTGAAGCCGCGCCCACCTTTCATAAACGTCAACGCCGAAACGACGTAAACGTCATCCGGTGACGATAAATCGGCTGTAACCGGGCATTCGAAACGCTCCTCATATGGGGCGTTTTTGATTCTGGTTGATCGTTGAGACAAAATTAATGCTATAATCAGCACAAGTGTTCGAAAAAAGCGTGATAAAACGTGATGATTTTGACCGATGGCACGGACTAAACCTAAAAAACTTTCCACCAAGCAACAAGTTTTTGCCGATACCTACTTGGCAAACGGCTTCAAGCGGGAGGATGCAGCACGCGCGGCAGGATATAGCGAACTGCGGTTGGCACGCACGGCCAGCGATTTGATGCAAAACCCGCTTATGACGGCGTACATTGAGCAGCGGATGCAGCAGCTTCAGATGTCGGCGGATGAGGCGCTGTACCGGCTAGGGCAGCACGCGCGCGGGGACATTAGCCAACTGATGGGATTGTCGCCGGATGAGTTGAAAGCACATCCGCAGGCGTGGTTGGTGAAGAAGATCAAGGTGGGGATGAACTTCCCCGAAAAGGGCGATCCGAAAGCGTTTATTGAATCACTCGAGCTACACGATCAGCAGGCGGCATTGAACACGATCATCAAGCAGCATCAGTTGGCGAGCGGACGGCCCACGGAGATCACCGAGATCCCACAGATCGGGCGATTGATCGAGCTACTGGAGAAGGCCGGAAAGAACCCGGCGTCGGTGATTGACCGGATGGTCGAGAAGCTGGAAGCCGAAACCAGTGGACGTTGATGAACTGATTGATTACGGGCTAGGGCGCGAGACGACCGGCGGGGTTATGCGGCTGCCGGACATTGTCGAGTGGGCGGAAGAAAACTTCTATGTGATCGAGACGGCGCGACCGATCAAACTGGCTCCCCATCAAAAAGACATCCTGAGATTAATTACCGAGCAGAGGCCGGATGGCGGCTTCCGCTGGCGTAATGTGCTGTACTCCACGATTAAAAAGAGCGGCAAGACGACGATCAGCGCATTGTATGCACGGTGGGCGGCTGAAACGTGGGGGCCGTTCCAAGAAGTATACAACCTTGGCAACAAGCTCAAACAAGCCAAAGACCGCGCGTTCAAGACGATTGACCGCAGCATCAAACTGTCGCCGCAGTACATCAAGGATCAATGGGATGTGCAGGCGACACGCATCACGCACCTGCCCAGCGGATCGTTTATCGAGGCGTTGCCGATCAGCGGTAGTGGTGAGGCCGGCGGTAACCAGAGCTTGACCGTGTGGACTGAACTATGGGGCTTCCAGTACGAGGAAGCGCTGCTGATGTGGGACGAGCTGAAGCCAGTGCTGACACGGCCACTGTCGCAGCGGTTTGTGGACACCTACGCCGGGTTCAAGAACGAGTCGCGGTTGCTGTGGGGGATCTGGGAGAACGGGCTGGAAGGTCAGCGGCTGCATGATGAGCTGCCGGTTTATGGCAACGAAGCGGCGGGGTTGATCGCCTACATCGACACCGGCTTGGAAGCACGCCGGATGCCGTGGCAGCAGGGCGAGGTGGGTGAGGCGTATTTCCGCGAGCAGGAAAAGACCGAACGGCCAGAGAATGTGCAGCGGCATCACTATAACTTTTGGGCGGATAACACGTCGGCATTGATCAGTGTGGCGATGTGGGACCGGCTGGAGATGGCCGACCACGATCCGCAGCCGGGTACGGAGGTGATTGTGGGGGCGGATGCATCGCTAAGCGGCGACTGTACCGCACTGGTGGTGGTGGGCTATAACCGCGAGCTGGACATCACGTATGAGATCGAGACGCACATCTGGACACCTCCCAAAGATGGGAAACTGGATTATGAAGAGACGATCGCGCCGATGATGGAGGCGATCTTGAAGCGCTACCGGGTGCGTAGCGTGGCATATGACCATTATCAGCTCCACGACATGATGACACGAGCCAAGAAGAAACATCCGCGCGTGGATTTCTTTGACTTCGAGCAGGGTAAATCACGGCTTGAGGCCGATACGGCACTGCTGACACGGATGCAGCAAGATAAATTCCGGCACAGCGGCAACCGTGAACTGCGGGAGCATGTGCAGAACGCGGTGGCTGTGGCGAGTGGGGATGACGCGATTCGCATCCGCAAGCGTGAAGAGAAGATGCCGGTGGATGGTATCGTGGCGGTATCGATGGCGTCGTGGCGGTGGCATGAAGCCAAGCCTGCACCGCGCTATGCCGGGAAGATCGGCTACAGCGGGTTGTGGGGGCGGAAGTGATTGAGTCAGCGGGTAATCTGTGCTAAACTGTAGAAAATTTGTTCGTTGAAGGCGGCAAGTTATGGTGGCAATTAGCGATGTAGTGAATAGTATAAAAGAGCCGGTGCGCGAGATCATCGGGCGGGTGTCGCGGACGGTGATGATCTGGCGGAACACGGTCAGCCTCGACCGGACGCCGACGGATTTCTTCTTCTGGGATCGGTTCCGGCGCGGGGCTTTGGATGGGGCGCGGTTGTCGGGGTTGTTCGCAAAGCCGGCCAGCGAGATCAAAGCCGACTGGGTGATGGGCGACGGCTTCCAAGTGGCGCTGGCGACGGATGACCAGAGTGAAGCGGTGACGTACACCAACAGCGTCATCAAGCGCTTTGTGGGGCGAGTCAAATCCACCTTCCTGACGATGGTGACGGATTACTATGCGCTGGGCAACCAGTACGTGATCGTCAATCCGGACGGCAGCTTGAGCATCCCGTCGCCGGATACGGTCACGATGGAATATGACGTGCTGGACTATCGGCAGCCGGTGAAGGCGACAGTCAAAACCAAGTACGAGAAGTTCGTGGTGTCGGACGAGTACCGGCTGGACGGGCGCACGATCAGCATCGAGACAGCAGACGCCGAATTCAGGGCGAAGCTGCTGGCGGACGGATGGCAACCAACAAGCAAGGCCAATATCGTTGAGCAGGGCTATGATAACCTGATCGGGCGGCTGCCGGTGGTGCATTTCGCCAACGACCGGAGCGCGAACGAGATCAACGGGCGTCCGATGTATGAGCCGCTGCTGTCCCTGTTTCAGCGGTATGATGCGGCGCTGGAGAAGGCGATGGACGCGGCTGAGATCATGGCGAATCCGATCCCGGTGTTTGAAGGCATGGAGGACGTTCAAGAAACGATTGATCAGAACTCCACGCCGGAACCAAACGAACAGTATCAAACGTCAAACGGTAGCTATGCCGACCGGGTGCGGATCGCGTTTGATCGGTTCGCGACGATCATCATCGGCAAAGGTGGCCGGTTCACATTTGCATCACCGACCAAAGGCTATACGGATGATGTCAAGTCGATGCTGAAGCTGCTGTTCCTGCTGGTGCTGGAAAACCTGCGCATCCCTGAAGTGGTGTGGGGCGGCGAGCTGGGGCAGTCACGGGCAAGCGCCGGCGAACAAATGAAGACGTTCTACATGCACATCACCGGCAGACGGTTGGCGCTCGAAGGCATGAGCGCGGACGAGTCGTTGGGCGCGGTGGCACAGGGCGGATTACATGAGCTGATGGACATATGGCTGCGGACAGTGTCGCTCATCGACCGGCGGGTGATGGTCGCGCCGCTACATATTACATGGTCACCGTTGGGCGAGGCGGACGATAAGCAGAACATGGAATGGGCGAACTCGATGAAGGATCGCGGGGCGATTACCACCGAGACCTATGTGCGCATGTCTGGCCGGATCGAGGACGCGGCGGAAGAAGTCAAGGCGGCTGGTGCTGAGACACAGGCCAACAAGGACGCTTTTGATGCGGCGGTAGACAATGCGGCAAACCAGACGGATAACACCGATCCGGCTACAAGCGATCAGGCGGCGTAGATGATTGATTTACTCGCGATTCTCATATTGCTTATTGCTCCGTTTGCACCGTTCCTCTTTTGGGCATGGTCGGCGTATAAAGCCAGCGACAATCCGGAGGTGCTCGAAAGCTACGAGACTTTCAACGATCAGCTTGACGATCTGTGGAAAGCGTTGAGGGAACTGTGGAACGCGATTAGAGGCGTCAAATGAAATTCGATCCCCAAAATTACATAGCGATCCTCGTGCATGTGTGTGACACGTTTGGACTCGATCACGGGCAGATGATGGAATTGCGCGGTCGGGTGGAAAAGACCTTCCACGCACAGCCGGAGGTGTTTTCGAAGCGGGCGGCTGCACCGGCTACACTCAACGCGGTGGCGATTGTGTACGGGCTGCTGATCGGCTTCGGCGGGTTTCGGGAAGCGGTGAAGGCGTCGCCGGATCGGGTTGTCAAGGTGGCGCGGGAGTACGATCCCTATGGTGAGCTGGACAAGGGATTGCAAAAGCAAATGCATAAGCGCGCGTTGGCGAATAGAAGAGGGCGGCGATAGGGAGATTATAAGTGACGACACAAGGCAAGCGGCACGACTTTCAAAAAGAAGATTGGATTCTGATGGAATCCGGTGATTATGGATTGTCGGAAGGTGTATGGTATGCCAGACCTCCACAGTCTGAAACCTTCCATTGTGGGCCGGGAAACCTTTCACTTCATGATGTTGTTGAACATGAAGACGGCACAATTACTGTAAGCCCATCCATTCTTGTCACTGGTCATCACAACGTTCAATGGCACGGCTATCTTGAGCGTGGCATTTGGCGAGAGGTATAACCTAGATGTCACAGGTGATACCCGGCACACGGTCGCTGCCGATTGCCCAGAAGGGTTTCCGCGAGGGGTACAAGGCGATCCTGCGGCCAGCGGTTGACCAGATCGGGATGCTGCTGCAACGGTCGGCGGGCTTCGATGGCAAGATTGACCGGCGGCGCGAGTCGGCGGTGATTGAGCAGGCGGGGGAGATCGTGCAGCGGGTGTACGTCAGTGGCCGGCGGGCGTTTGCTGATGACGGCGCGACTCCACTCTCGCCATATGCGGCACTTATCAACCAGTGGGTGGCGTATACCACCATCAAGGCGGTACGTAATCAGCAGTCGTGGATGAAACGCACGATGCCGGAGGATGTGTATCGCTGGCTGCAAGGCGCAAAGCGTCCGAGTGTGGTGCGCGAGCAGATCGACGTGACGGGGCGGACACATTCGGGTTTCGTGCCGAACGCGCTGGCGAAGTACGATCCGGCGCATACGTGGGTCGATCCGAATGGTTACCGACTCAGTGACCGCATCTGGCGGGTGGGTGTGGATACACGGGCGCGGTTGGATGCGATGCTGGCCGAGCAGATCCGCAACGGGAATTCGGCGATCAACATCAGCAAGAAGGCCGAGCAATTCATGTTGCCGGGGCGGGCGGCGCTGCGGACGGATAAGCCGTATGGGCGTGATGCGAGCTATCGGGGGATGGTGCTAGGCCGGACGGAGATCACCCGGGCGCATGGTGAAGCCACGTTGATTGCGGCGCGGTTGAATCCATATGTGACCGGCATGGATTGGGCGCTGAGTGCGAGCCATCCCAAGTTCGATGTGTGCGACGGGCTGGCGACGGTGGGCATGGGCGGTGGGCGGCTGAAAGATCCGTATGATCTGTACAGCGTCCCGGCGTATCCTGCTCATCCGCAATGTTTGTGCACGATCATGTCGGTGGTGACGGCGACTCCGGCGCAGGTGACCGAGGCGCTGCGGCAAATGATGGAGAGCGGTTATGATCCGGTGACGATGCCGGATGTGACAAGCTGGCCGCCATTGACTCCAGCCGGCGATGATAGCCTGCTGTGGCTGTTGCTGGGAGCGGCGTTGTATCAGTGGTGGATGTCTCATCAGGACGAGGTGGCAGCGTAAAGGTCATTGCCTATCTCGTGGTAAATCTGGCGTAGGATAGAGGCATCGAGCATGAGGAGATGATATATGGGTGACGAGTTCCGTACGGAGTTAGAGCAATTGCTTAATCGACACAGCAAAGAGAATGAGTCCAATACACCTGATTTCATTTTGGCGAATTTTATACTCAGCAGTTTGGCGGCATTCGATAGCGCAGTGCGAGAACGTGAAATATGGTACGGCAGACCACTTAGCGAAAACACCTCGTCAGAGCCGCCAAGCAATCCTGAAGGATAAGTCATTGAACAATCAAATCAACGATGCAAGCGAAGGGCTTATTGCCGCGTTTGCAAAGTTCGGGGTGACGCTTGAACAGGCGAAAAACAATATAATTACGCATTTAAACAACCTGCCGCCGGAGTTGTATCACCAGATGGGAATGCTGCATCCCCGCGAAAATCTTGAAAAATATTATCGCAACGTGGCCGATCCGGCAGAGGTTGTGCAATACATTTTGCAACAGCCGAAGCATACATGGATGGGCGTCACGATCATGCCGGATGAAGCATGGCGGTACGAGCAGAAATCAGATTGGATGTGGTGGCGACAATGACCTGTATCATTGGCATGGAGCATGGCGGCAAGGTGTACATCGGGGCGGACAGCATCAGCCTCAACGGCTGGGCGAAGGACATCACGGCGGACAAAAAGGTATTTCGCAAAGGCGATCTGTTATTAGGTGTGGCCGGCAGTCCGCGTCAAAAGCAAATCCTGCAATATCACGTGATGGATATGCCGCAACCGGCATCAATGTCTGATGAAGAACACTTGGTGCGTAATGTCGTTGAACCGGCGCGGGTGGCATTCCGTGAGCATGGTCTCACAGAGATAGACAATGGACGCGAGACGGGTGCCAGCTTCTTGATTGGATACCGCGGCAAGCTGTACTCGGTCGAGAATAGTTTTCAGTTGTGCCGGTCAGCGCGAGGGTTCTATGCGATGGGGGCGGGTGATGACTTCGCCATGGGGGCGCTGCAAGCATTGATGGATGCAGACGATGACATGGTTCAGTCGCAGTTTCCAGAAACGTTGCTTATGCGGGCGCTTGAAACGGCGGAAAAGTTGAGCGCGTGTGTATGCGGCCCGTATCACATCGAGGTGCTGGGGGGCGAACCGGCGGAAGAGTCTAAACTATCTGATGAAGACGCCGAGAAGTTTACGGAAGTGCTTGTTAATGGGCAGGGTGCCCAGTTTGTTGACAAGCGTTTCCATGAAGTTAAGCAATGGGAGCTGCCACCGGAACCGCGTCCGTCAGCTAATCCACCGAGTTCGATAAACCTATGAGGCTGTACAAGGGGAACGATTATGGGAGAAAATCACGCGGTTTATGCGGTTTGTTGGGCGGATCTTGCACGAGCATGGCCGCGCGATGAAGTTCGGATGATTGTTCATAACTATCCCGGCGATAAACCTTTCCAATCACTAGAAGATGCCGAGGCATTTGCCAAGTCGCTCAGTGAAAATAAGTTAACCGTGGTTCATAAGTTCTCAACGTCCCATTACCCCAAAGGTGGTGATGAAATGTCGATTGGAACCAGCCCAGAGTCAATATTTATTGATGGTGTTCGGTACACAAAAGGTTAATCCGATTTGAAACTCTGTCTTGGCTTCATGTTCCAGAACGAGCGCCCTTGGTTGGAATTACACCTGCCGGTGTTTCTGAAATCGGCGGCGATTGATGGCATCGTGGCGGTGGATGGCGGCAGCAGTGACGGCGGCGCGGAGTATGTGCGGTCGTTGGGCGGCGTGGTGTATGAGCGTCCGTGGGACTGGAAGCCGATGGATCAGGAAAACGCGGTGATCAGCTTGGCGGAGTGGAGCGGCTACGATGCGATCTTGCTGACCGCGCCGGATGAGCTGTGGTTTCCGGCGGCAATCGACCGGATGAAAGTGCTGATGGATGATGCAAAGA